ATTCGCGCCGCAGGTCCGTTCTTTTGACCTGTCCCGAGCTTCGATTAACGAAGACGCGCGAACCGTTGACGTGACTTTCTCCACGGAAACGGACGAGGTTGAACGCTGGTTTGGCGTTGAAATCCTAGACCATTCACCCAAATCCGTGCGAATGAAGCGGCTGAATAACGCCGCCCCGCTCCTGCTTGACCACGATTCACGGGAGCAGATTGGCGTGATTGAATCCGCCAAGCTGGAAGGTAAAGCCGGAGCCGCGACTGTTCGCTTTTCCAAGTCCGAAAAGGGCGAAGAGATTTTTCAGGACGTTAAGGACGGCATTCGCTCCAAAATCTCGGTTGGTTATCGCGTCCACGAAATCAAGTTGGAACGCTCCGACAAGAAAACGGGCCGCGATACTTACCGCGTCACCGATTGGGAGCCCTTTGAAATCTCTCTCGTTTCCATCCCTGCCGACGATAGCGCCGGGGTGCGTGACGCTCAATCCATCTTCGGACAACGCGCCGCAACTCTCTCAACCTCCATCCTTATGGAAAACCAAGACGACACCCAAGAACGCGCCGACACCGCAACGGCTACCGCTGCGACCGTAACGGCGGAAACCCCGAATGCCCGCGCGTCCGAAGTGGACAAGCAACTTTCGGAAATCGAAATTCGCCAACTTGCCGACGCCCGCGCCGCTGAGATTGCAACCGCCGAAATCAATCGTCGGGAAGACATTCGCGCGTATGGGTCCCGATTCGAAAAGCACGTTCCCAAAGACGTGATCGAAAAGGCGATCAAGGAAAAGCGTAGCCTTGACGAGTTCAAGGTAGAAATCCTTGAGCGTGTCGCCGCTGCAAATCCTGCCTACTCTGCCGGTCGCGTGGAAGTCACTTCCGAGCCGCTCAAGAAGGGTTCGCGCGGATACCTCAACACGACCTGGGCCGAAAACGCCAAGCGCGCTCTCGGCTCGCACGGTTCCAATATCGTGATTCCGACTTACGCGGAAGCTCAAGCCATTGAGCGCAATTACATCGGGGGCGACAAGCTCCCCTTTCACCGCGCCCTTACCGGCACCGTGACGCTTGCCGACAAGCTCGCGATTGACGAGGGAATCGGCGCTCCAATCGTGGATGAAGTCGTTCAGATGTATCCCGAAATCGCCGTGTTCCCCGTGGACACCATCGCCGGAGATACCGTCACGCTGTCCGTGAATACCTCCAATCCCACGGTTGGTTTCCGTAACGCCAACGAAGGCACGGACGCCAAAAAGGGGACGTTCGCTTCTCGGATCTTCCAAACCTCGATCATCGAGCAGTTTATTAACGTGGACATCCAAGGCGTTCTCAATGCCTCGAAAGATCCCGCCCGCGTCCTTACTGCCGAAGCCCGCAGCGTGACCAAGGCCACCCTTGCTCACATCGCGTTCCAACAGTGGTATGCCGGAACCACGATTACCGGAGCCGACACGAAAGCCTCTCCCGGCATCCTCGCCCAATCCAACACCGCCGCAACTCACGTTGTGGACGCTGACGGAAGCACCGCCCTCACTTCGGTTTGGATTCTTGAACTCGGAGACGGGTCTTGTGACCACCTCTACGGGAACAACAATACCCTGATGTTTGGCGAAGACTGGACCGAGGAAACCGTTAATGATGCTGACGGCAAAAGCCTTCGCTGCCTTCAAAACTGGATCAGCGGCCGCATTGCCCCGCGCCTCGCGAACAAAAACGCCGCCATCCGAATCAAGAAAGTCGGCACCGATTCCGGCAAGGGATTGACCGATGCTCTGCTTGCCAAGGCTTTCCGCCAAGCTCGGGAAATCGGGATGAGCCCCAACGCCATCTTTCTGACGCCCCGCAGCGCTGAGCAGCTTCAAGTGAGCCGCACTGCATACCACCCGACCGGCGCTCCGATTCCTGTTCCGCAGGAATACCAAGGGGTTCCGATCTATCAAACGATCAACCTCTCCAACGCGGAAGCCTCGACGCTCTAATTCGTTTCGCTTCATAGCCTCAACCACCCATTACCATGAGTAAGCAAGTCAACCGCCGAAACGCCGAAGATGCTCTATTGAGCGTCACCAAGGCATTGCCCGCCGCAGCAGCGAGCAACGAGACCGATGCAATTTACATCGGCCCTGCCGGTCCGCATCGCGAGAAGATGAAGCTCCGCGCCTCTTGGCCCGCGAACACAGTCCTTGTCGCAACCAAGATCATCACGCTCGCCCTCAAAAGCGGAGCGACTTCCAGCACTACCGCCGAAGCCGATCCCGCTCAAACCTACGTCATCACCGGCGACACCGGCTTTGCGGCTGGCTACGTCGATTTTGAACTCGGTCAAAACGTTCTGGATTACGTCACTGTAAGCCAAACCGTTGAAACCGGGGGCGGGTCGAACATTGGAACCACGTTCACTTACACTCTCGTTTCGTGATGTCAGTCCAAGGGAAAAAATCAGAGGTGCAAGCCGATGACGTGCCGGGGGAGGTTCCGCCTCTTCCCTCTCCCGGCACGCTTCCCGACCGAATCCAACGCATTGCGAATATCCTTGACCGCATCGAGCGGCTTAATGGCACGCCGGATCAAGCAACGATCATCGAGGATGAGCGCGCCAACCTGGAGAAGTTCACAACTGAAGGACTCGACGCGGCACTAACCGCCAAAATAAAATCCGTTTTGAAATGAACTATGCAGATGCCGATCACGTTGCAGCAATCTCCGACCTGATCGAATTCCAAGGCGAGCCAATCGAAATCGACGGTCACAAGATGAAAGCGGTAATCGAGCGCGGCGCAATCACACAAGAGGCGAGCGTTTCGGGACTCGACAACAGAGAGGAAACGATCAGAGCGACAATCCTAAACAAAGGAACCATTCCAAGTCATTCCGCGCCGGTCCTATATCGAGGGCGGAAACTGAGTATCGAAGAGATTGAACAAGAAGGCGACAGGGTTTTAACCCTCACTTTGACCAATGACTGAGACAATTCCAGACATCGACGCGCGAGTTGAGGACGCTATTGAGCGCGTTTTCCGCGATGCGTTCCCGTCAATTGTCATTGTCACGTCCAGTAAGCCAGGAACGCGCGAAGGTGAATGCATTGGAATCAAGGCTGAAAGCGGCGCGGAAGATCCCATTGGAACGAATATGTTCCCCGTATCGGTCGAAATCGAGGCGAGAAATCTTTCAATGCAATCCCGCCAACTGATGCGCGAAATGATCGGCAATGCTGACAGCGCAAAAGAAACCCTTTCAGCCTATTCAGCTAAAGCCTTCACGATGCCGCGAGGCCAAGCCGTTGAAATGCTAGGTGCTCCCCGCACGGTCGAGAACGCAGACGCCCGAATCGTTACCTATTCACTGATTGCCACCATTCAGCCCCTCTAAGCCATGCCGACTCCAACTTACGTTTCCGCTTCCAACTTCATCAAGGGCGTTGCCGCCGCTGAGACCGGAATCAACATTTCCGATTTTCGCCAAGGCTGGTCTGATGAAAAAATCTACATCGAGAACAAGGGCGGTTCACCAACCGGCTTCGTTCACAACTTCCTAGTTGCCTCAACTTGCACGATCACGGGCGAGGTAAACACCTCCGCTCTGTCCGGCGTGCTTGGCGTTGCCCAAGGAACGGCTGAGACGATTGCAAACTCCACGGACGGCTACGGCGTTTCCGCTGGCGGCTGGTATATGGACGACATCGAAATCTCGCAAAGCCGTGGTGCGCTCGCAACGTCCACGATCAACTTCACGCGCCATCCTGACATTACTTGAAGTGAATGAGTGAGGCAAAAGGAGGCGGAGTTAATGTCATCCCGACGCAGGACGCGCGATTTCTCGCCGCTTGCGTTACGTGCGGCGTAGACCTTGAGAAGGGCACGCCAGGGATTTCCAACGTCTATTCGAAGGCGAAGAAATACGACCGAAACGAGCCGGGGACGATTTCGTATCACCTCGACAACAAGGCGTATAATCCGCTTGCGCTCGCGAAGGTTTGGCTAGATCCCGCTCAAGACATGGCCGAAGCGGAGGCGCTACCGGCTCGCATGATCAAAGCGCGGACCGAGGACGAATGGCTAACCATTGCCGACGACATTCACAGCCTTCAAGTCAATTGCGCCGTTGCTCATATGCGGGCGTTCGTAAAGAAAGAGATAGGCGTGCTCACGCGCGATGTAAGCGACGAGGAAGAAAGGGCCGCTAAAATCCTGTCCGACCTTCCCGAGCTTATTAGGAACGCAAAGCCGCCGCGCAATGGTGGAAAGCTCGCCGCCAAGCTGAACGAAGTTTGGAAACCTGCAATGGTCGCGTGGGTCAAGGCGTGGATTGCCAATTACACGGAACTTAGGGACGCGTGGCAAGCCGCAAATCCTGCCGTGAAGATCGAGCGCGAAGGGTTCCCGTTGGTGATCCAGAAAGGGCCGAATTTTGAGAAACTGATGCGCCGATGGGCGCGATAACCTAAAAGAAGCATGAGCAAAATCACAATCGACGACATCGAGAAGGAAGCCGGAGTAACGCCCGACATGGCCGCAATCCGTTCCCGCTCCTACACGTTCAAAGGAAAGCCGTTGCGCCCATTCTCCAAGACGCGATCAACCGCCGCCCGCTGCATGGGTAACGCGCTTTTTCTCGGTCGCGCCAAGCCTGACGAGAACGGCATTTGGGCGGAAGTGACAATGGATTCCATCATGGTCACTTGGCTTTGCTCCGTAGACGATTCGCGAGCCGTTCGCGCCTGTATGCGTGGCGAGGAAGCCTTGCGCGATGCAATGGCATGGTGGGAAGAGGAAGGCGGCGACATGGGAAGCCCAGAAGAAATCGAAGCCATCTCACTTCTGAACTCAATCGCGGATGATATTATGACCGTTTCCGCAACGGTCGAATCTGGACCGGGGGCGCGTGATTCGTCCAGCCTGGGGGAGTAATCGGGAGCGATGTCGATTATGTCGCCACGGTAGCGGCAAAGCTCCCCGGACAGAGGCTAGAGTATTACCTCGATGAACTCCCGCTTGCAATTGGGTTGCAGCTACGGAACGCGGATCTATTTGAGCGAGGTTGCGATGTTATCCCGCCCGGCAGAGGAGCGGCGGCGGCACTCGGGGAAATCCTTGGCGATTTTGCGGAAGATTGGGTAGTGTAGTGCATGAAAAACAGCGTTTCAGCTACGATCGACACGCGCGAATTTATGGCGGCGCTCCAAGCCTATGAACAAGAGTCTTCACGCGATCTGAAAACCGTTGTGAAATCGACGGCCATTGACGTGGCGTTTAAGGCGAATCAATCCGCAGTTGCCGCGAAAAAGACCGCAATTCCCAAGCTCAAAACGGGACTGTTCAACGCACTTGCGGCAAAGTCAGGATTTCCGAAGGGATCTGGCAACGCGAGAGAGGCTGAACGGCTCTACAATCGCCGCGTTTCGGCAATCAAATACAGTAAGGCGCTTTTCCTCAAGATGGCCCAAGACCTGGGCGCGAAAGTTTCAGCGCTCCGAAAGCAGATTTCCAACTCTGGCGCGGATGAGATGGGGGCGAAATTGGTTCCAACCGTGGAGTTAAAGATTGATGGCGTGGAATCCGCTCACGCTCGGGACATTTTGGAGCCAGCAATGCAGGAGGGCGTGAATAAGAGCGCGGCCAAGATGCGACAACGAGTCGCGGATAAGCTCGCCAAGCGCGCCAAAGCCCACTCAGGAAAGGGAAGGTAAATGCTCAAGTCAATCCGAGAAATCGCCGCAATGGTCGGAACTAACCGCGAGACGGTCGGGAAGCGCATCGCGCAACTCGGACTTGTCGAGAAGGACGGCGAGAAAGGCGCGAAGCTTTACGACACTCGGGCGCTTTTAAGGCTCATTCCGCCCACAGCAGCAACGGAAGGCGCAGCAAGTCTTGAAGAGGCCCGCATCAGGTCCGAAAACGCAAAGGCTGAAAAGACCGAGTTGGAGATTGCCAAGATGAAACAGGAGCTTGCTAGCGTAGACGAGTTGATGGCGTCACAAAATGCCGTGTTTGACGAGATTGCGACCATTGTTAAGAAGTCCGGCATGAGCGATGCGGATAAAGAGGACGTGTTGAGCGCCATTTCTGCCGTTCCTCGGAAGTGTTGGGGGGATTTTTGAAAGATTTCTCACTTTCTTTCAATTTGATTGTTGACTCCGACAATCAAACGGCTATTGTCGGGCATGGCAAATTTCAAATACTTCCACGACCTCCCCAACGGCAAAACGGTTGAGCTTCTTCACGCCGGATACTGGGGCCGCGAAACGTCACGCATCAGCGAGGCTGAAAAAGCAAAGGCCGTCCGCCTCGGTTCCGACATTCTCCTTGGCCTTGATGACCTCGGCGGCTGGCACCCGGTCACTCGCAAGATTGAATACAAGTCCCGCCCGTCACTCCATGAGTGTGACGCCCGCTGCATGAACGGTCAATGTAACGGGAAGTGTGAGTGTCGCTGCGGCGGAAAGAACCACGGCAAAGGGAGGGTTGCGGCATGAGCGGCCAAATCAACGCGGAGCTAATGAAGGAGCGCAACCTCTGCGATGAGCTCGCCTCTGCGCTCGGCGGGAAGGCTGACCCGGTTCGGGCGCTTCGCCGGTATTCGGAGTCACTTTCGGAGTTCAAAGACAAGGTGGAAGTGATGCGATTGGCGGAAATGCACGTTGGCGGCTGGCGCTCTCATTTGACCCGAGCCGACAGGGAGCTTGAATTTGCGGAGTCTGTAGCGCACGGACTCGCTGCCGATTCAATCACTGCGGCGCGGGTTTCAATCTGCGCGGCCAAACTCGCAAAGGAGGACTCCGACTTAAATGCCGCCCTTGTCCGCGAAGTCCGCGCCATGATCGAAAGGCTTGACGACCACGGAAGCAGAACCGAAAAAGTCCGAAACCTTCTAGCTAAATTCAAATGACCAACCCCCACGGCGGCAAACGCCCCAACGCAGGACGCAAGCCATCCGGCAAGGTCCGGCTGCAATGTTGGGTCAAGCCCGAGACAAAAGCCGCTCTAAGATCAAAGCCGGGGCCGGTTATTGACGCGCTCGCAAAACTCACTCCGCAGCAACCGGAGCCGGTGGCGCCTGAGCCTGCTTCCCGATAGCCGTTTCCAGCCCCGCCGCCTCCAGCTTCGCGTTGTCCTCTTCGTTCTCCTTGGTGATCTTCTCAAAATCTAGGCCGCGCTCCCTTGCGATGCGTTGCCGCGAGTTGATCGAGAGGGCAATCTCGCGCTCGGACGCCTCAATATCTTTAGTCGGATCTACCCAGGTCCAAGTCCGCCCGCTAAACTCCACGTGCGAAAGCCGGTCAAAGTCGAGGAGCGTATAGCCCTCAATCTTGCCGGTCAGAAGCGCCATTTTCAGCCAGCGTTCAAACAGCGGAGCCTCGAAAGAGTCAATAAACCATGCGTGAAGGATCTTGTAAATGTCGCGCTCGGAAAGGACACCTTGCCGGATGCTGGAATAGGACACTCCCTCAAGGTCCTGAGCCCACGTATTATAGTTGACGTAAATCCCCGGCGAGATCCCGCGCAAGATTGCCTTTCGGAACTCGGGAAGCGCCGTGTTTGGGTAGGCAGGATCAATCATTTGCGCCTCAACCCCATGCGGGAGCTTTTCAAACGATCCCGGAGAGGATGGCGTCACGATTTTTCCGTCGTCGTCCTCATCTCCCGTGTATTCACCCTCTCCGGTCTGCTTAAAGAACCCTAATTTGTTCGCTGAGACGCGCGAGGCGATGACGTGAGACTCTTCCGTCTTGCTCAAGTGCCGGAGCCGCAGGAGCGCATTAGACAGCCAGGAATAACCCTGCGACTGATTGATGCGACGGGCCAGGAACAAATGAATCATGTTCTCCGCATCAACCCGGAACGTTTCGCGGGTGTAGCGCCCCGATTTGGCGTCGATTTTCCGCAAGTGGTAGCCTTCTGGGGCGTCCCATTCGTCGAACTCCACGCCCATGTAGACGCGCTTCACATCGTCCCGCTTGTGCGGGTCGAGAGCGTCGATTTCCATCCCCTGAACGGCAAAGCGGAAATCGTTTTTCGGGAAGCCTTCAACTAGGCGGGAGAGGTATCCGCCATCCCGAGCGGCGGAACGTAGGGCGATGCGCTCAAAGGCTGAACGGGAGTATTGGCGGGTGACATCGAAGTTGCCGCGTTTTGAGAAATCCTCCCATGCCTCCTCAATCTTTGCCCGGGCGGCGACATCTGGACTTGTCGAAAGTCCCTTTTTGCTTCTAGCGTCAGCGCGTCGGGCAAGGCTTTTCATCCTAATCCCGTGTTGCCCGATGACGTTGGATTCCAGCGCCATCAAAGCGCCCTCAACGTAACCGTCATTACGCTCCGCATCCCGAGCCCGATCACGAAGCGATTTCGCGTCCTGCTTAATCGCCTGATCTGCGGGGCCGCTATTCGTGACCCAATCGGCAGTATGTCGCGAGCCCTTAGCCGCGTCGAAATTGCGGGAGCTTACAGGCTTCCCGTTTGGGCCGTAAAGGAGAGGTTTCATTCAAATCTGGTGTAAACGGTTGCGCCGGTAGAGAGTCCAGCGGCGGCGCGGGCTTTTTTGACTTCCGCCTCAAGCTCCGCTTTGTATTTAGTGAGAAGGTTCCGCGCCTCTGGAATTGGGATCTTGGTTATCGGGATGCCTCCGACCGTGTAGGATTCTTGACCCCTGCCGCCATCGTCACTGATTCGGCCCTCAATGTGTGCCTCAAGCATCCTCACCATCTTCCGCGCGTGAGATTCAGCCGGAGCGCGGTCTGGCGGGTCGAGTAGCTTGATTGTCCCGAGCTTTGAAATCACGCGATCTCCGGCGACATCAAGGACAAGCGAAACGGTGTAAATCCCTCCCGGCAAAGTCGCGGTTTTTTCGGGCGGAAACGTCGCGGTTGCGGTTGTCGAGGAAACTGACAGAGCAACGCTAATCAAGGTGCCACTGTCTACGTGTCGCAAGACGGCGTTCCCAGTTGATCCGCTGGCGACAGTCTCGGTAAATGCGAGCGATTCGCCGCAGTAAGCGCTTGTCGGAAGTGAGGCCATGCGACCCACTCCACAAAACGAATCCCGATTTCAAGGTTGTTTTGGCTAATCCTCGATGAAATTGAGCTTATATTCGCGCTCTTTGCCCCTATCCGGTTCGTTCTTTCCGGCATATTCGGCGAAGTTTGCGGCAATTGTGGCGAACTTAACAAGCTTAATCTTGATCGCGGCGAGGTTGTAGACGCGAACGTCTAGCGGTTCGTTGCGGTCTCGCTTGTCTTTCTTTTCGAAAAACTCATAGAAATTGCCGTCCGTGGCTTTCTTTAGGCTGACTTCCTCGATGAGAAGGCGCTGGAAATATTCGACCGTGTAGCCGTGTCCAAGCGGATAGTGCATGTAGTTAGCCGGGAACTCAGATCCGCGACGGTCACGGCGAAGCGCTGCATTTTGGTAAATGGCCGACTTTGCCTCATGCGTTCCGATTTCGTAAAGCGTTCCCCGCTTCTGCCGCTTCGGCTCCGAAAGAATCGGCTTTCCCAGCGTCGTTGAACCAAAGACGGCGAAAACGCGGCGAGGCTGTCGCGGCTTTGTGAATGCCAAGACTTGAGCCTGCCTGTATTTCGAGTCAATGAATGTAAACG